CAATCACATTCTCGGCACTACAACTGCGGCGCTCGTATCCGCTGCCAAGACACGGACAGTGCCAATCCCTAGCGTATTCCAGCAAGCGACATCCAAAGGAGTGAGCGCATTACTGAAGGCCGGGGCAGCAAACACTACGAACGATGGCCCGGACTTGGACCCGCTCTCGATCAATGCGCGCCGCATCAAGAGGGGCGATGCAGTCTCTGAGTACTACATCACGGGCGGTGGAAGATCAGAGCTAGTGACACGGGGTCTGGTCACACAAGAGGAACTCGTGCACTATGATATATATGTCGAGCGACACCTGAAGAAAGATGTTGACAACGGTGGCGACGAAGACGTATCTTTTTAATCAGCAATCACAGAGCAAGGGAGAAAGCTCATGAACCGTGTAGGATTTATTGGTGGCAGTGACGTTGCGCAGATTATGCGTGGCGACTGGCACAAGCTCTGGCTAGTCAAGACTGGCCGCGAAGAAAGCGAAGACCTTTCCGACAAACTGAACGTGCAACTCGGCATACATACCGAGGGATTCAATCTGGGGTGGTTCGAGAAGAAACGCGGCGTGACGCTGACAGGACACCAGCGGACATACAGCGAGGACATTGATGGCATACCCGCTGCCGGGACTATCGATGCTATGACGCCTGACGGATGTATCGTGGAAGCGAAGCATTCTAATGCAGCGTTCAGCATGGAAAAAATTCTTGAGGCATACATGCCGCAGGTGCAAACATACATGCGGCTCGCCAATTCTCATGCGGCACACCTGTCAGTCATATTCGGCAACAGCTTTTGGGACGCAGTCAAGATTGAGTACGACGAAGAGTATTTCGAAGAGTGCTGGAAGGTGGTCAAGAGGTTCTGGTCTTTCGTCCAGAATGATGAAGCACCGCACTACATGTACGCAAAAGAGTCCCCAAGTATCGATCACATTCTAGTCGATGACATGGTGCGGCGTGACGCATCGATGGACAACGCATTCATCGATTGCGCGCACACGTATCTCGAACATGAAGATGCGGCGCGCACTTTTGAGAATGCAAAGAAAGACCTCAAGGCGATGGTCGGCAGCAACGAGCGTGTGGTTTACTCTGACATCGTCACGATTAAGCGCGACAAGCGCGGCGCACTGCGCATCACGAAGGGAGCGTGAACATGACCAATCAAACACACATCAAAGCTCTGCTGAAAGCACAGCAGGAAATGGGCAAGGTGGTTAAGAACGCCATCAATCCACACTTCCGCAGCAAGTACGCAGACCTCGCCGCAGTATGTGAGGCCACGATGGATACATTCCACAGCAATGGGTTTGCCGTACTTCAGCCCTGCGATGCTGATGAGCATGGCAAGTACGTCGAGACGATGCTCGTACACGAAACCGGGGGGACATTCTCCAGCCGCGTGTACCTCGTCCTGAGCAAGGCAGACATGCAGGGTCTCGGTTCAGCCATCACATACGCCAGACGCTATGGCCTGCTTGGCATGGCGGGCCTAGCACCAGAAGACGATGACGGTAATCGAGCTTCACAAGCCCCAAAGCAACAAATCCACGAAGACTTCTAAGGAGATTAGCATGACTGAGTACGACAACACCAATCGAGGCAGCGCTTTCCCGCCAAAGGAAGACGCTCGAATGATACTAGAAGGCAAGCTGGACATCCAAGGCCGAGAGTCCCGCGCCGTAATCGTCAAGCGACCGACCAAGACAGGCAAAGATGTTCTGGAGGTCTACCAAAAGGTGGGGGCAATGTGGCTCAATGACCGCAAAAAGGGAGACAAAGACCCGGACTACACTGGCGTACTAGAGGATGGCCTTCACTCGGATAAGCGCATCGCCGCATGGCGCAAGCAATCCCAGAGTGGTCAGAACTTTATGTCACTGAGTGTGTCAGACAAGCAGCAGCAGCAATCAGAGCAAGCCTTGCAGGACGACGATATTCCGTTCTAATATGCGCCTGCTCCGATTGCTGGCGCACGGGGGTGGGGTTACCTCCCTGACCCTGCCCCCACCTAAACCAGCAAGGAGACAACCCATGCAAAAAGCAGCACATAGAATATACCGCAAGGCGGAAGTCATCATGCTTGCCGCAAGGGCGCGAGGTGACGAAAGCCTACAGTCCGACATGTATGAAGTGATGGCGCTCGCCAACACAATCCTGAAAGACATTGAGACAATGAAGGATATTCATCATGAACCACTTTGACCCCCGAAAGCACCATCTTCAAATGGGCTTGGATATACTTCAGGTTGTCTGCGAGGCAGGCGAGATGACGCAAGAAGAAATCACAGGAGCTTCAAGGAAGCCTAGCATATTTAGGGCAAGGGCAGTCGCAATTTTCCTAGCCAATACATACGCTGGCATGTCGTCCAAGGAGCTAAAAGGCATCTTCATGCGCGACCATTCCACAATACTGCACTCGGTAAAGGTTGGTCGATCAATACTTGAAGACGAACCAGAACTCAAAGACACTATCATGCAGAGCGTCAGGGAAAAGATTGGCAAGCCACTCGGCAAGGACGCATTTGCTTAACAACTGAAACGCAAGGGAGCATCAAATGAAACCGTCAGCAATCACAGTCCTCCAGCACCTGAAGACAGGCAAGTCAATCTCAGGCTTGGAAGCGCTACATGAGTATGGAAACTTCAGGCTGGCAGACAGCATCTGGATTTTGCGCAGCGCCGGATGGCCCATCACCAAAGAAATGATCAAGCAAGAAGGCGAAGGCTCCGGCCATTACGCCCGGTATTCTCTTGACCAAGACAGATCGCTTTGGCCGGACAAGGATAAATAATGGACGACGACATTCCGATTGAAGAACTATGCAAGCCCTTATCTGCGAAGGTGATGCCACGCTCGACGCTGTTCAATCAAAGTCATGAGCCAATGACTGACGATGAAGCAAGAAGAAGGTCACGCCAAGCAGAGAACGAAAAGTTTCAGCGCAAAAGGGCCATAGCAGAACGGAGAAAAAATAATGAGGCTAACGGCTAATCAACACAGGGCGATGAAAGAGTCAGCAATCGCACCCGCGCATCCCTCAACGCTCAAGCTATTCCCAAGCGATCCAGATGTCTGCCGCCGAATGGAAGAGTGGATGCTGAAAGAGATGCCAGCATACGCTCACAGGGAAAACAGGGCCGTGAATGCTCAGTTCACAGGCAAGCCCACAGACAGCATGAGCGGAGAAGAACGCAAGCGCTGTATGACTGACAGACAAAACTTAATCATGTCAGCGATTAAGATAATGAACGGGGCGGCTTCATCTATCAGTTTGTCCAGTCAGCTAAAGCTGCCCAATGCGAGTGTCCACCGCACCATCACTGATTTGATGATTGCGGGGCGAATCGAAGCAGTCAATCCGCACTCCAAGCCAATCTATTACAGAGAGAAACCAATGGTACGGGAGAAAGTATGAACAGCCACATCCTTGAAGCCGCTGAGAAAGTTATCAACGGCCAGAGGCAACAGGATTACGGCGAGGCTACTCATAGCTTCGCCACCATTGCCACCATGTGGTCGAGCTACCTTGGCAAACCAATCACCCCCGAACAGGTGGGCATGATGATGATTCTGCTGAAGGTCGCACGATCAACCAAGCAACCAACAGAAGATAGCCTTGTAGATATTGCAGGCTACGCAGCACTTACATGGAGGATGGGAGATGCTGATTAATGATGAAGTCGCTACTCGATACTCCAAGCCAATCTATTATAAGGAGGAAACCAGTGACTTACCCGAATCCAACAAATAGGCTATTCGTTCACTGGCACGACAGCCGCATCACTGGCAAAGAAGCAATGACGCGCTACCCTGAGCCTCAATTCTTTATGCGCGCTCGACCCTCCATGACCCTTGATGAATGCAGAGAATACCTGCAACGCAACGCCGACGAAGCTGCGCGCGTAGTAGACATGCTGCGAAGCAATGTGTCCTTCAAACAGAAGGCACCAATCCTGCACGTCTGCAACAAGCTGCACGACTTTCGCATCAGCATCGACATGCACGGCGGTGAACAAGGCAAGCCGTATTTGTGGGAGGAATAAAAAAACCCCCGACCACTATTGCAGGCTATGCAGCACTGACATGGAGGATGGAAGATGTCTGATTATGACCCCGTATTTGCAGCGCTATTAGACCGCTCGCACCTGCCGCCCGACACATGCCTCGACCGTTACCGCAAAGCCGAACTGCAAAAGATTGCAGAAACATGGCTTGCTCTGGCAAAGGCAAACCTTGCGGACACCGAGTATGCCTTGTCGCAAGACCTAAGAACCAGCGACCTGAAAGCCATCATTCGGAGACTGAGCCGTGCGACCAGTCCTTTGTAAAAAACCCCCGACCGCTAAGGCCGGGGGAGTAGGATACACTCAAGCACAGGGAATGCGGTGTATCACCGGGAAACCCCCGGCAGGTATCAGCCTCGTGGCCGATCTAAGTGCAAGCCCCGGTTAGGGCTACATCAATATCTGCCACCCACGCCCCAATCGGCGTATCCGGCAGCGGGCGTGGCATTGATGGGCGCGCAACTTCATAAGTCAGGCAACCCGCATCACTGCCACTTCCCGTCATTAGCCCGCACCCTGTCATCGGGAGCGCCGCTAGAATTACGAAGGGCATCCTGACCATCCATGAACCGATTGAGTGTGCGCTCTGCATTAGCTTGTCGCTCCTCCCGTTTACCCTGCTTGTGACCTATCGGCTTGCCGACAAAAAAGCCCAGAAGCGCAGCAAGCA